GTTTTACGTTAGGTAAAGAAAAAAAATTAAGGCTGAGATATTCTTCTCAGCCTTTCTTGTTTTTTGTTTTTCTTTGCTTATCAATTTTTTTAGATATGCTATCCAAGAAATTTTGGTTTTTAGGGGATATATATGATTGGTATTCCTTTTCTGTAATCCATCCATTTTCATATAATTTTTCTATAACTTTTTCGACCTCATCTTTTTTGAATAAGTTTTTAAATCCATTTGCAGCAACCAATCCATGATATTTTACATATATTGTATAAGGTTTTCCAGTTTCATTTTTAGCAAAGCATACACCGCATTGGTCACAATGTGTTTCGCCTCTACTACAAGGGCATTTATAGAAATATTTACCATTAACCATACCTAATACTGGTTGTCTGTTTTCAACTTTGTCTCCACCTTCTAGACTATCGTAGAATTTATCGCCAACAGCTTTAAACATTCTAGGTTTTGCATCACCTAAGTTTATTCCCTCATGTGATGGATTGATTGCAATACTTTTAGAGACATTTGAAAAATCTAAGTTTCTAGCAGTATAGGCGTGTGTATTAATACCATATTTCTTTTTTATTTTATCAGCAAATTTAGCCCAAAGGTTTACAGCAAGTTGGCATTGGAAATCACCAGTTTCGTTTATTCTTACATCTGTTATTTTATTTTCAGATTGTTGTATTCTAAGAAAATTTTTTTCTTCTTCTGTTAAATCTCTACCTAGTCTAATTTTCATTTTTGCATATTCTTTTTTATATAAGTTTTCAGAATATGCGTTACCCAATTGTATATAGGTTTCAATTAAGCTGAAATAGTCTCTCATTGGCTTTTTATTGCCGTGTTGGTATTGTTGCAGCATTTGAGTATGCATCAAGTCAGTTTTCCACCTATTAGTAAGAACGCTAGATTTGTCTTTTGAAGAATATTGATTTTCAGCTCTTTGCGCATAGCAAGCACCGTTTGTAATTGTGCATAATCCTAAATAATATGAAGGGCACATTAATGAAGATGACATGTTAATAATAAGAACGCTAGATGGTAGTTTATCATTGCCAGCATTACAGATGTTCCTAGGAACACTCATGAATTCTTCACCCATTGATTTGGCTTTTTCTATTGTAATGTCATAGATTTTTTCGCTGAGTTCACCAAATACTTCATCTTGCAACATTTTCTGTTTTCTATCAATTGCAGCCCAAATAGCTTTAATATTGTCTTCAGTGGCTGTTTTCCTATTATATGCAACGTTCTCAGCCTCAAGTATTATAAGATTTTTGTATTGCTCGTTTGTTATGTTTACTTTCATAATAATTCTTATTTATATTATAAATATAATGTATAGCGATTAAATAACATATAAAAAATGTTAATTTTCCGCTAAATAATTTGGTAGATTTTATTTTTTTTCGTACCTTTGCAGCAGAAAGTAAAAATCAATCAATATGTACAAAACATTTAAAGATGCTTGGGAAAAAACCAAGAAAAAGTATGAGTACGGAAAACAGTATATTGACCTAGAAACAGACCAATATATTGTCATTTGTCCTTTTATTCCGCACATTCTACGTGAGCTTAATGATGAATTGGAAAGGGATGAGTCTAAGTTCCATATGTGCCACTGTCTTTGTTATTCGTTTGAGGCATTTTCGATGTGGTACAGAGTATTGTATAAGGATGGACGTGTAAAGACATTCTTTATCCGCAAGGACATCAATCTAGGGGTTGATTATCATAAGCAGCCTCTTACTGCTGAGTTCACTGGATGGGTTGATTTCTCTAATAAGGATTTCCTTTATTTCACCCACCTTGTAAACAATCATGCCGCTACTGGATATTATGGCGATGGTGACGAATTTGCTTGTGAGAAGTGTGCTTGCAGTGATAGAATTGATGAAAGCTGTAAGTGTGAGGTTGACGAGGTTAATAACGTGCTGCATGGTATTTTTGACAATTTGTTCAAGCTCTATGACAGCTACGTTGATAATTTGGAAGATACGTTGCATGAATTTTTAGACAAGTATTACGACTAACACGATAATAATGTAGTTATCTAATATTAAGCGAGAGTTTAACGACTCTCGCTTTTTTTGTTTATTTTATCTAAAAAAAAATTATGTTTTATAATACTTATAGAGAAATAATTTTGTTATATGGCGAAAAGGCAATATTTTGGGATAAAGTACCCTTTTACATCTGAGGGCTTTCAAAATTTCTATTTGGATGCAAACGAATCCACGAAGGATAAGGTAAGAAGCCAATTGATGCATATTGTGTTCACTCCTAAAGGACAGAGAATTAGAAACCCAGAGTTTGGCACAGACCTCATTAAGTACATTTTCGAGCCTAGCGACCAAACAACTTGGGAAGCTGTGAAAAATGAAGTAACTGAGTCAGTTAAGAGGTGGGCTAGCAATATTAACATTAACAACATACAAATAGTTAAAAACGAAAACGATGAATCAGAAATATACGTTAGATTAGACTATAGTGTTTCTGAGGGGAATAAAGTAACAAATGACAGTATAGTAGTTCAAGTATAATATGGGTGGAAAAAAACAACTTACAACAGAAAAGTTTATAGAACGTTCAAACATAAAACATAATTTTAAATACGACTACAGTAAATCATTTTATATAAAATCTAAAGAAAAAATATGCATAATATGCCCTATTCATGGCGAATTTTGGCAACAAGCTGGAAAGCATATGAATGGTGATGGATGTCCGAAATGTGCTAGAAATGCACAGAATACTACAGAATCTTTCATTAGAAAAGCTAAACAAATTCATGGTGATAAATATGATTATTCTAAAGTTGAATATGTAAATAACCATACCAAGGTTTGTATTATTGACAAGGAATGTGGGGAGTTTTGGCAATTACCCCAGAATCATTTAAAAGGATGCGGATGTCATATTAATCACGGTAAACGTGTTTGGAATACTAGAGGTAGAATAACCACTGAAGAATTTATAAACCGAGCAAGAAAAGTTCATGGAGATAAATATAATTATTCTCTTGCTGAATATAAAGGGGCGAATGTAAAAGTTGAAATTATTTGTAAAAAATGTGGTAAACATTTTAAACAAACACCAAATAACCATATAAATCAACAAAACGGCTGTCCATTTTGTAATGAAAGTAAGTTAGAAAAAGAAGTAGAAATGTTTTTAAATAAAAGACATATAATTTTTGAAAAACAAAAAAGATTTAATTGGCTAGGTAGGCAGAGTTTAGATTTTTATTTACCAAAATATAATATTGGTATAGAATGCCAAGGGGAACAACATTACAAACCAGTTGATTTCGGAGGAAAAGGGATAAAATGGGCAACTGAACAGTTTAAATATACCATTAAAAAAGATAATATTAAAAAACAAAAATGTGAAAATAATGGAGTAAAACTTCTATACTACTCCAATTTTAATAAAAAAATAGTATTGTGAGTCAGAAACATATTAATTATTTAAGTAGGACATTCGATGATATTAAGGGTGAATTGATTAAATTCTCCAATCAATATTATCCAGAATTGGCTGATGATTTTAATGACTCTAGTGTTGGCGCATGGTTTATAGACCTTGTATCTGCTGTTGGTGATGACCTTTCTTATCACACCGATAGAATGTACCAAGAGACAAATATCGACAGTGCAACACTAAAGAGCAGCGTATTGAACCAAGCTAGGGCTAATGGCTTAAAAGTGCCTGGACGTAAATCTTCCATATGTGAAGTGGAAGTAAGCTGTGTGTTACCAACAGATAGTACTAACATACATCTACCAGATTGGAGCTACGCACCAATTCTTCAGAGCACTAGTATAGTTTCTGCTGGAGATTATAACTATCAACTTACTGAGGATGTAAATTTTGCTGAACAATTCAATAAAGATGGTTTTTCTAATAGAAAAATTACCCCAGCTAGGGATGGTAATGGAAATATTACTGGCTATAATGTATCTAAGTCAACAATTGTTGTAAATGGTGTAACGAAAATATACAAAAAAGTAATATATCCTAATGATTTAAAGCCATTTATGGAGGTTGTACTACCAGAAACTAATGTATTAAATATAGAATCAATAATATTCAAGGAGACTAGTGATTTTGGCACTAACCCAAGTATTTACGAGTATTATATTGATGCTGAACAATATAGAATATCAGACCAATCCGTAATGACATATCGTTTCTTTGAATGCGATTCATTGGCAGACCAGTGGAGATTTGGTACAGACTCAAATATAGATGATTATGTTATTAATGATATATATAATCCACATCTTTATGATGATTATTATGAAGTAATACAGAATGAAAGTGGTGAAGTCATTAATGCTAGAACGTCTCGATATTATCGTGGAAAGTGGAAGCCTCTAACGCAAAAATTCATTACAGAGTTTACAGATAACGGATATATGAAAATTATATTCGGAGCAGGAAATGGTTATGGCTCTTATGACGACGTTCCTAGTGGTATGACAACATATGGTGATTATGCAGCATCTAAGCTCATAAACAATGATATGCTTGGTATATTGCCAAAAGAAGGTTGGACAATGTATATCTTGTACAGAATTGGTGGCGGTGTTTCAACAAATTTAGGTCCTGGAGCCATAAATAAGATTTCGCTTGCCAATGTTGATTGGGGCGGTAATACTGGAAGTACTGATGGCTCTAAACGAGGTAAGGTATTAACATCGTTGGCTGTAACAAATATTTCAACCGCTGTTGCTGGTAAAGATGCGCCTTCAGCAGAGGAAATTAAATTCCTCATGAAATACAATAGCGGTGCTCAGAATCGTGCGGTTACTGTTAAAGACTATAGGGTTAAGTTAATGCAGATGCCACCTAAGTATGGTGCTCCGTTTCGAAATACTGTCATTGAAACTAACAACAAGATTGAAATGGATTTCTTGGGCATAAATGCCCTTGGTCAGCTTGATTCTTCCCTTCCACAGACGCTTGTAGAGAATGTAATGGAGTATATGTCACATTACAAGCAGATAAACGATTATATAGAAATTAAAAGCGGTAGGGTATATAATATAGGATTGGGTATAGATGTGTTTATTGATAAAAATTATAACCCAGCCAATGTTATTACAAATATCATTAATACAGTAAAAGAATATTTCAACGTAAATAATCACGAAATGGGTGATGATATATTCCTTGGTGATTTGGAGAAGGAAATCATGCTACTTGATGGCGTTGTTAGTTTGATTAGCTTGAGGGTTTATAAGATATGGAATGGTACATATTCACCAGATAAGTGTCCATTACCACCTTATAATGAGAATGGTGGGTGTGATGTATCACAGTCAGAACCATTTAATAACCCAGATGGTGCTGATGTCGAACAGATTGACTTGTTAGCAGTTGATAAGGTTTTGTATGGGGATTACAACAGTATGTACGAGGTTAAAAATAACAATGACATTCAAGTGAAGTGTAAATTAATTTAAAGTTATGGCTTGCAATTGTAAGAAAAAAATAGTTTTGGAGGACAACTACGGAACTAAGGAAGAAGAAAATGTGCTATCCAAAATAAACAGATATTTTTGGAAATTCATGATATTCCTTGTGTTTATAGCATTGTCTATTATTGTAATACCAACGATGATATTTGTTGCGATTTATCAGATTGTTTTTGCAAAAGAACCAAAAATTGTTCTACCTAAATTTTTAGGAAAATATATGAAATAAAATGGATAAAAGTTACAGAATACACACTAATATATCTAGCGACACTTGCGACACTTGCCTTAACGTCAATATGCAACAAGATTTCGATTTTCTTGAGGTATTGTCTTTGAAGTTAAAGCAGAAGGATGCATATAGGTTACACTCTTCCAATTATGGTGTTATAGTTGGAAGGGTTCTTGCTAATGATGCATTTGGAATTCCAAATGCAAAGGTTTCTGTGTTCATCGAGAAAACAGATGGTGACTCTGTTGATATGGAAACCATATACCCATACAAGGAAGTTACAACAAAGGACAAAGATGGTAGAAGGTATAATATATTACCAGACTATAGCGATGACGAATGCTATAGGGTTGTGGGAACATTCCCAAGCAAGAGACTTGTTCTTGATGATGATGTACAGCTTGACGTATACGACAAATATTGGAAATATAGCACAGTAACAAATAATGCGGGTGACTTCATGCTATTTGCAGTACCAACTGGTAGCGTTACTGTTCATATTGAAATGGATTTGTCAGATATTGGCGTACTTTCCCAGAAACCTCGTGATTTTGAATATAAAGGATATAATTTAACTTTGTTTGATAGTCCAAGTCAGTTTAAGGAAAGTACTAATTTGGATGACTTAGCACAGATATTCTCTCAGAATAAGAGTATATTTGTCTATCCATTCTGGGGTGACGCTGATAATGGTGTTGCTTGCATCACTCGTAGTGATGTTCAGATACAATATAAGTTTGAACCTACTTGTGTATTCATGGGTTCAATTGTATCTGATAATGAGGGGCACGCAATAGGCCATAAATGTGCTCCAGATGTGGATAATGGCCTTAATACACAACTTGTTGGTGGTAACGGAACAATTGAAATGATTCGTAAAACAACCGATGGACTAGTTGAGGAATATCAAATACAAGGTAATCAGCTTATTGATGAATATGGTGTTTGGTGCTATCAAATTCCAATGAACCTAGACTATGTTGGTACGGATGAATACGGTAATGTTGTACCAACTGACAATCCTAACAAAGGCATTCCAACTAGAACTCAAGTAAGGTTTAGATTTAGCAAGAATGAAACTAGTGATGAAGGCTTCTCAAAACATACTGCCAAATATCTTGTCCCAATGAATCCAATATTTGACGAAGGAAATGAAATACCAACGATTAGCGACAAGGGCAGTGAGATTGAAAAGATGTATGTATTTGGTTCTGCAACACCAGCTAGCTGCTTTAGGGACTTGTATTGGAATAATGTATATAGCGTGAAGAACTACTTACCAAAGACGCAAGTAGCCACAAAGCCATATTCAAAGAATTTCTGCGGATTGAAAGGTGCTAACCTTGCTGAAGACCAAAACCAAATACCATTTAATAAATTAAGCATAAGCTTGCCGTTCGTGTATATTGCGTTATGTTTGATTTATACAATTGTTGTGTGGGTTGTTAAGCTAATCAATTCAGTTATAATATGTACTGTTGATAGGATATTGGGTGTTATTATTGCTATCCGAAATTTTAAGCTTCCACTAATTGGAAGAGTTTATAAATACGTTATACCGCCAATAAGTTACATTGGTTGTATATCATTATCAGCTGGTGAATTGGAAGGAAACATTGCATATTACCCAGGATGTGTGTGCAAAAATGGTATGAAAGCTGCTAGTTGCCCAGAAGAAATGAAGAGTGGGTGTAAGAAGAGTACAAAAGATAAAGAGCTTATGGATAAGATTCAGAGGAATCTTGCTACTGAGTTCAAAATCATCCGTTTGGATTTCTATCAAGACTGGGTTAATGGCTGTCTTTATATGCCTCTTTGGTATTGGAGAAAAAGAAAAAAGAAGACCTTTTTGTTTTTTACATTGAGCAGAGCAAAAAATGATTATTGTTCTGACAGTGGCTTTTATAAGAAGCTCAAAACACATGTCACTTGTAATATTAAGTATACTGATAACAGTTTGACTGCAACCAACAATAAAAATAGTATGCCAGACGGCGAAAAGAAATGGCATAAGACTAAAAGTGGTATTATCAGTTATAATAGGGGGCTTATAAAGCCAGTAGAGAATAAAGATGGATTGACCGCATATTATTATGCTGCTTTACAAGCAACATCTGATAATAAGGATAATTATCTTGAAATGTCAAAAAGAACGAAATCTTTCAAGGCAGTTAGACTTTTTGCGACTGATATTATATTATTAGGTAATTTAGACCCAAAGAACTTGTATGGAATACCACAATTCTATACTTGCTTGCCTTCCACAACTTCAAATGTTCCTCCAATTGCAACAATTGAGGAATCTGAAGAGAAAGCTAATAAAACCGTTGATAATGGCACTGAAGGGGATTCAGAAGATAGCGGAACAACGATTACCACTGGTATGGACTGGAATAGCGATGGCGGTAAAAAAGCACCTAGCTATAAGACTGGCCTTTTCATGGATTTAGCTTGCACCTATGCAAATACGCGACCAAAATCTTGTATCAATGTCGAGCGTTTGAGTGAGCTTGGTGTATCTTTAGACATGAAACATAAAGTTGCGTATCATGGTGGAGGTAATGATGTGTCATATGGTGAGATTGATTCTGATGGATTTATTACAAAATATGAACTTGATGACATTGAAAATCGTGCGATGTTTGCAACATTGAACCATATTGGTTTCATACCTCAAGAATACCAGAATACCCATGACAGATATGAAACACAAGTCTATGATGCAAATACAAACTACCTTGTTCCTAAGTTTAAGTATTTATATCCATTGGATTTTGATGGAAGGGCACAAGTTCCAATGAGTTTGTATAAGAAAGGATTTAAACAAGCCATGTTTGACGAAAAAGATGAAGCATATTTAACGTTTAGACTTGGTGCTGAGAAGGACGGGAAAAAGGGCAGAAAAAGGCATTTTTACCACGTTGATGGTAAAATGCGTGATATGCCTCTTTACAACAACTCTTATTATTTTTATTTTGGTATTAATAGGGGTAATACCGCTATCGATAAATTTAATAAATTATTCTATTCACCTTGCGTTAAGCAAAAAAAGATGCCGTTTACATTAGACATTACAACGCAAGGAATGTCATATTGTCCAAGTGCATATGCTGGTGATGTAAAGAAAAACTCAAACCCATTGAGATATATCGATGGGGTAAATAAAAACAATGCCTATGCATATATAAGAGTAACATGTGATGATGTAAGACAGCCATTTTCTTACAGCTTATATGATTCATTCAACAATCTTATCGTATCAGAAGAGGGAATGACAAATACTGATTTTGCTATCGGTGGAGTTGTTAATGGTGATGATACGGTCACTTGTAATGTCAATGGCGAAATTTATTACCAGATAAAGGGAAGTGATGGAAAGTACCATCCTATTGGAAATGGTGTGCATCTTGATAATGGCGTGTATACCTTGGATGTTGTAGACTCTGATGGAAGGAGAATTTCTGAAAGGGTTAAGCTAGACATGTCTAAAATAAATGGTGAATATACGGCAACAGCGTTAGGAACAAAATTCTATAATTCAGCAACCACTAGGATTGATTATATTTGTAATGATGATAATGCCTTTTATGGAGAAATAGAAATGTCCAAGTTCTATGTTGATGGATATTCTTGTGACATAACTAATATCACTGGATACTATGATAATGATTCCAATGAATATCATTTTTGTATAACTGGTAATTCTGACAGTATTTCTGATAATGTCCAAGCACGATTAGAGCTTACGGTACTTAACAATGGTGAAGAAAATTCTGTAAGAAATTGTTTGTGTGACAATGACGGCAATGTTAATTTAGTAATGGCAGCTCAGAGTGCGGAAACACCAGTTCACATGAATATCGCGCCAAAAGAAGGTGGCACTATAAAGAAAAATTTTTATTTGGAGCAAAGGCCAATTAAAGATGAAAATGGCAATATAACTAGCGCATATTATTTAATTTTATATGTATATCAGCCAAATCAATATGTAATAAAGATTACTCAAGGATGTGGTAGTTGTGATAATTTAATCAGTAATAATTCAAGTAGTGAAATCATAAATGTGTTGAATGGAGAGCCATTTATGACTGAGTTGAATGGCATGCCTACTAAATTCATGATTGGTACTGGTACTGACACTACTGGGGCAAGTATAGCTAATTCTAGTTTTTTCTATAACAGTAATGCTGTGACTAGTGAGGCTAATATGAATATCAAGGGTTGGTATGGCTTGCATCAAGAGGACAGCTATATGTTCAGTAAAAAGGAAGAGAATAAAACATATATGTCAAACCAGAATATGTGGGAGGATTTCTTAGATGGATTGAATATTGATGTTGCAACACCAGAAGCAAAACGTGAGATTCTTAAGTTCAAATTTGATAAGATGTTTGCATTGTCTGAAGGTGCATATATAACAACTAATTCTTCTAGAACTTTCATGTTTTCAAGCCAAGGCGGTAAGCAGCCTATATTATATAGGTCTGTTACCCCAACATATGATGATTATGAAAAGATAAAAAGCAATTATGTCTTGACTGATTTTAATGGCGTTGAATGTAGGGTTGATGCGCCTAATATCGTTGGCTATAACTATTCTCCTGAAGGAAGAAACTTATTCAAATATAACAATTCAAACGGAAACGGCGTTAATGACCCACATTTTAATAACGGTATTTATACCGAAAACCCAACCTTTTTAGGGAATTATTTTGCAGCATTTACAAGGGATGGCTCTTATGTAACGAACAAGACAATTGATGGAAAGAACATTAAAATTGAAAGAAGTCCTTCGCTTGCATCAATCAGCCCAATATTAAATAATAATATACCTAAAGTTAAAGGCAAAGATGTGTTTGGTGAAATTGAAAGTTATTTTCGTTTGGCTCATACACAAGGCACACAAAATTTAACTGGAGACACTAGTTCTAGAAATACTTTGCCTTATTTGAGGGGCATGTATGTTGATAGGAGGTTGGATTTTGATTTAACAATTTTGGCTCCAGCTGTTGGAAATAATTTTGATTTATATTCAAGCAATTTAGAAAGTAGAATCGACAAAAACAGAATTTGGAAAAGTGGCCGTATTTTTGGTTGGTTATTCAATGGCATTGAAATGTCATACGATGAAGATTACAATATAATATCTGCCAATACGATAAGTGGCATATCTGAAGATGATGAAATTGTTTATTCTGCTGCAACATTCAATAAGAGGCTTGAATATACTTACAAGTATGATTGCGCGCACATTTGCATGACTTGTGGCTATCAAGACAAAAACATGGGGTCAGCATGTACTAAATGTTGCGGCGATACTGTGAACCATTTCCACGGAGAAAACGTTGAAAACGTTCCTATTGAAACAATTGATGGCACTATATATCATCCAAAAAGCCATTTAGAGGATAATATAAATTTTGTTAGTGCTGATACTCAAGTTACTGGTAAAATTTTAAAAGGAAATAATAAAAAATATACATTGGATGATGCAATAACTTGGTATCATAAATGGAGTGGAGACACTAAATATGATTGGAAAAACAGTGACGAAGACTATGCAAGATGGGGAAAGTGGAATAGCATAAGTTATCAAACCCAAAATTCTGATGATTCTATTAGTGGAGTTAGCATTGGTTTCAACCCTTCAATTGATACTGATAACTCAAACATTCCGTTGATTAAGGAATTTTATTCATCAGAAATTAATGGCATTGATATTAGACATTTGTATTGGTCATTATTTAACTATAAACGTTTATATCAATACACTAGCGGGATGAGTATTGATGTTGGTGCTCATTCGCAAGGTCATGGCATTTCAGTTATAGAGAATGTTGATTTACCGTTATATACTTATTCTTATCCGCATGATTATGTTACTAGCGAAAATTACGTCAC